TTCTTACTTCCAGATTATTATGCAGCTTGTGAGTATTGGTTTGGGCATATTGATACACCTAAAGGATTGTTGGCAGACAAAGAGGTATTTTGTTGGTTATTTAAACAATATGATAAACTTGACTGCCTAAGAAGTCCTCACCTTTACAAAGAACATGCTGTTCGTTTCAATGTGGCGAATAAAGTATATGAGGAACGAGTTGATAAAATCAGAGAATGGTTTACAACAAATGCGGTATATACGAGCACATATGACCTGATTAGTAAAATTCTTCAGTTTGATGTTGATGGAGATAAATCATTGGTAGTTGCTGATCCTGATTTTGTAAGAATCGCAGAACGTAATATGAATGGTGTTGTACCACTCTATTATAATATGCGTAAAGCTGAACCAAGAATTTTGAATAATCAAAGTATTTACGAAGGATTAAATGCGGCATTTACAGGTGGAAACATCGGCATTTATAGCAACAATATTTCAAAAATCTGGAATAATGACGTATTTATCAATGGAACAGACGAGGAAAAAGAACATGCAACTAATTGTGTTAAGCGTTTATGCTGTCAGAATAATTTTGTGATTGATTACGCTAAGACATTATATAAACCTGAATTTCCAGAAACAATTGGCGAAGAAATTAAAGAGTTTACCAATCAGAAACTTCCTGCATTTTTTGAATACGCCAAAGATAAGGAAAAATCACAAGTCGATGATAGAAATGATAGTTTTGTAAATAAACTCTACTCTCGTATTCCTAATAAATCAATTAATACAAGAGGTATGAAACTTGGAGAATTAAAATATAAGGATATGATGAAAAATCCTGATATTGTATGTTCTAAAGAAGTATCTGATTTGTATGACGAGTTAAATAAAAAGTATCGGTATATGGTAAATATGAAGGATGAATACATTGATAATCTTCATTATGTAGCTTGCTCTATTAGAAATCAATTTGCTGAACTTGGATATTCGGAAGAAATGATTGCTGATATGCTTGTACAGTATTTGTATAAGAATAAAAAACGTGCAAAACAATTATTTTGGTTCTGTTATGGAGAATATGCGGTAGAGAATTTGAAGAATAATATTAAATATAAAGAACCAAAAGTCATTCAATGTATTGATTGCGGTGAGTGGTTTGAAGTTGATAAAAACAATGTAAAGACTTGTAGATGTCCTAAATGTAACATTGAACATAATAGAGAATTAAGAAGATTACAAACAAGAAGATATAGAGAAAATAAAAAATGTAGTAGCTAGGCTTTTGTTAAAAATTCGACCATAAATATTGGGTTATTTTATTATGTTTAAAATTTTGTAACCCATTACTAATGGTCGAAAATTATACTCCAAATGTTTATATATGGAGAACAACATATCATATAGGCATAAGCCTAATTTACAAAGTAAGATATGATTCTATAAACGAATTCGTGCAGTTGGGAGGAATGATTATTTTTGACAATTACACAGGAAAAGATTATTAAAGAAATCGCAGAGAAGGAAGATATAAATGTAGCGACAGTCCGTAAAGTATTCAAAAGGGCAGAGAAATGTATATTCGCCTACCTATCTTCTACTACTCCCACTGATAATACAGTGGTAAAAATTTTAGATGGATTAAGTTTGGAATGTAAATATATTCCAGAAAAAGAAATCCATACATATGATAATATCCAATGTGAGGCAAAAATTTGGACAAAACCAAAAATAACTCGTTATTACAACAGAAAGTTAAATGGATATTTTGATTAAAACAATGAAATCAGCTTTTCTTGGCTGATAAAACAGAGAATATAATAGTATAAAGTTCGTCTAACATATGGCTATAAGTTAGTTGATGTGATGCCATATGAAAAACTTGTGCATGTGTGATAAAACCAGTTAAGTACATCAAGCGAGACTGTACCATGCATTTCTGTGGAAGATATATAGGAATCAAACCTATGGGGAACGATTCGAAGGCGTTTTCAAACAGAACAATTCTAAAAATCATTTCTAAGATTGGTACATATTCATATTGTACTCCTCTTCTTATATGTGTCGGTGACTGTGATACAATTCTTGTAGTATGGTTGCCGATTATTCTTTTAATCTCTTATAGCTCAGTTGGTAGAGCATCGCACTGTTAATGCGAAAGTCGTAAGTTCGAGTCTTACTGGGAGAGCTTTTCTACTTTTGTAGGACTGGTTGGTTTCGGATCAGGAGATGTTAAATCTCAAAAATAAGCATGGCGACATGTATAAAGTGGTTCTTATCGTATTATAAGGCTGCGACTGTGAAATACAGTTTAACGGAAAACACATAAAATCTACGCCCAACCTTCTATTCAAGGACAACTGTTGGCGAATATGGTTGATTGGTGGGTGTCTTGAAATAGGCACTGTAGTAACGCAGAAATGTGGGTATGATTTGTGTACTATTGGTGGGAATATCGCAAGTATAACCGCTGATAGGATTTTGGTAATATCTCTTAAGTTGAAAAACAGGGATGGAATCAAAAAGCAAGGAGATCGCAATCCGAGCAGGATGGTGATGATTGGGCTGTACTCAAAAGGTACGGATGATCAAATGTACACCTCATCGTCCATAATAAGTACATACTTTTGAAAGAAATCAAATTATTTTAGGTAAATAATATTTAAAAGAAAATTACAAAACAGCAAAAGTGTGTGCGACCGCAAAGAGAAAAACAACTTATTCACCTGTAATATGGTGACATATAGCACTCGCAAGGTGTTATATGAGAAAGTACAAGTACGTGCAACTCTAATAGGCTGCAACCTATGAATCTCGCAAGGAAGAATGTGCAGAAAGAAAATCTATAATACTTTGTGGTAAGAGTTTGCCGATTATGTCAAAATCGGTGTTGTTGCTAACTACAAGCTAATCGCTTGTGTGATAAACTGTGTCCAACCACAGTAAGTGTTAGTGTATTGAGTCAAATATCTCAGCTCATATTAAGTAAGGATCTCATACTTCGGTATGGGATTTTTTATTTTGGGAATTAGTTCAGTTTGGTTAGAACGCCTGATTTGGGTTCAGGAGGTCGTGGGTTCAAATCCTACATTTCCAACTACTATCCTACTTTGTAGGAAATAAATCAAGAAAGAAGTGAAAATTATTAAGTACATTTCAAAAAATGAAATTGAAAAATTATTATTCGAAGGTATAATTAGAAACACAAGACGAGGATATGTAGATCGCAGAGGCGAACATATTGGATATTACAAGACTTGTGGTGGAAAGCGTTACATCGAAGATAAATTTGTCAAGTAGGTTCTGCCTATGAAAAATAGAATTAAATATAAAGGTTTTTATATAGACAAGACTGAAAATGGCTATCGTATCTGTAGGCAAGAAGATACAGAAAAGCATACCCATCTCTCGAATCTTAATCCATCGTATAGGCTCATAGACAATGTATTATCAAATAAAATTCCAACTCGTTGTGGATGTTATTATTTGGAATCACATATTCGTTTGAGTTATGATGAAAATTATATTAGGAAGATTCGTGAGTATATTGAAGTAAAACAGAATAAAAGTAAACAAATGTATTATAATCCTGGCAGAAAACGTTCTGGTGGGAATTTTTAATTTTATGGAGGAAAAAGGAAATGGCAAATTTTATTTTTAAGGAAACCAAGCAGACTTCTATGAAGATTGCAGGTATTATTGACACAGATAATATGACTGTTGAAGTAGATGGCGAAGAAAAGAAGCTTGCTACTCTTCTATCAGTATTTAACGGTGGTGGTGTTGAAATAAATGTGAAGGTAAAAGAGGAAAATGAACTCGATGAACCTACTGAATCTAATGAAGAATAGAGAGTAGGTGAACTATATTTATAATTTCGAAGAAGAATTAAAAAAATATGGGCTAACCCCATCAACTTATGAACAGGTTTTACAAGAAATTTCTAATAAAATGTCTGGTATTTCAGATATAGATTGGAAAGAAATTGTAGATAAATATGATATAAAATGTCATTATGATAGCGTCAGAAAGGCTAGTCAGACCATATTTGGTAATTATTTTGTTAGAGAATATTTAAAAGCTAAAAACATAACAGAAAAAAGTACTACTCTTGATGATGCTAAAGAAGTATTAGGTGAACAATATATTGTTAAACAGCAAATACATAATGATAGATTGAAACTCAATAAGTTAAAAAGAGATTTAGTTCCTTGTATTACAGTTGCAGACGAATTAAAGCAGTATATGAAAGATAATAATTTCTCAATGGAAATTCCTACATATATGTACTCTTCTGTTGAAGAAGAATCTGATTACACTATGATATGTCATATTACTGATTGGCATATTGGCTATATAATCAACAATTGTAATGGTAATAATTTTAATTGGGAAATTGCAAATGAAAGAATAAACAAATATATTTCTGAATGTAAGAAGTATATTGAATTATATAATATCCGTCAGGTTTTAATTATATCAACAGGTGATATGATCGAGAATTCATATATGAGAGAAACACAAGCATATAATTGTGAATTTTTACAATCTATGCAAATACATAAGGCTACTAAATTGATATATAGACTATTAATTGCTTTAGCTGAAGATTGTAATGTTATATTTGGTGGAATTGCTGGAAATCATGATCGTATGTCTGGAGACAAGAAAAAGAGTTATGAAGGTGACAATGCAAATGTACTTATTACTGAACATATTAAAGATTTAGTTGATGTAAGTGGTTGTGAACGCATTTCTATATTAAATACAAACTATAATGATTCTGAAATAAATATTACTGTTTGTGGTTTATCTTGTAAATTTATTCATGGTGATAGGTATAAAAATGGAAAACATAATCTTTCAAAAATTATATCTAGTGATAATAAATTCTATGATTTAATCTTTAGTGGACATCTCCACAACTTTTCAATTGAATCAGAAAATCATGGTAGATATGCTATTTCTACGGGTTGTCTTAGTGGTTATAATGATTATTCGAAAAATTTTTATTGTAGCGGTGTAGCATCTCAAACAATAGCAATTTTAAAAGATAACGAAGTTGAAATGATAAAGGATATTCAGCTTAGTTAATTATATTTTGTTCTTATGAGGATGGTTTTATACTACCCTCTTTTATTTTTATTTATTTTGTATAGGAGGAATATAAAATGGCTACATATAATGTACATGCAGGTCACTGCCCACAGGATCAGGGTGCATATGGTGCAGTTGGTATTTTACAAGAGTCAGTTGAAGACAGAATTGTTAAGAATGCTGTAATTGCCAAGTTAGAAGCTCTTGGGCATACTGTATATGATTGTACATGTGATGAAAATACATCGCAGAATGGTTGTTTAGCAACAATTGTTAGTAAGT